ATCAAGGGTTCTTTTTTCTGCCATAAATTAAGTGCGAGATAATCTTAATTTACTATATGTCTGAAGTTATTGCACCAGTTGTTATGAAGGAAATGTTTATTAACTGTGTTTCCCCAAGTGTTGCCCCATATTCAGCGTTGGTAATTATCCCAGAAAAAGCTAACTTTTTAGAACTAGCTGAACTATCAGGAAATAATTCAAATAATGCGTCTCCAGCATCACCAGTTGTTAATATATCTTCAACAAAAGCTAAGTAATCAGAGTTACCAGCATTGTCATAAATCAATTCTGCTGATCCTTCACCAGATATAAGACCACCAATAAAAGTCTTTGAAGTATTACCTTGAACTGTTGTTTCTAAAGTATCTTTTGAAATAGATAATGACCAAGATCTAGTTCCTGATATATCGGCTTCAGTACCAGCCGCGTTATGAAACATAACCTTGCCGCTATCGCCTTTAAGAGCTGCCATGACAAAAAAAAGAAAGATTTACAAATATATTAACTCTTTTCGGAGTTTTTTACATCTTTTTTAGAATTTTGTTGACTCTCCATATATCTTTTACAATTTGGATCCCAGTATTGTGGGTCTCTTACACCTTTGACAGCTTCGATAGCGTCTAGCATTTCGTCTGTGATAATAAGTTTTGCCATTTTTAAAGATTTTCGTAAATAGTAAATGTTATTCTGATTTGAGTTTGAAACTTACCTTCTGGACTTGAACTAAGAATTTCACTTCCTACAGGTGCGTCAAAAATAACATTAGATACTGTAATTCTATTGTATAAGTCCCTAAGTCTTTTGCAAATTGTAAAGTTAGACCCTGCCCCAAGACCTTCCTC